ACCATAAAAACACACGGCCGAAATTGGAACTTTGGTGAGGTGCCTTGATGGGTAAGGGCCGCAAGCCGACGCCTAAGTCGATCCTTAGCCTGCGTGGCTCTCGCGTTAGGGGGCCGCACAAGGCCGGGATTGACGCGCCGCCTGGCGTTCCGCCGGCCCCGGCCTGGCTGGCTGACATTGCCCGCGTTGAGTGGGAGCGGATCGTGCCGATGCTCGAGGCGTCGAAGGTGATGAGCCCGCGCCACCAGCAGACGCTTGCAGCGTACTGCGATTCGTTCGCCGACATGGTGCAGGCCGATCAGGAGCTGAAGACGAGCGGCACCACGCTGATGGACGATAAGGGTAGGGTGAGCAATCACCCGGCATGGAACCGGAAGCGTGATGCACGCAATCAGATGCTGAAGTTCGCGGCCGAGTTTGGCCTGACAGCGTCTGCCCTGGCGAGAGTGTCAGCCGTTGACCAAGGCCCGCAAGAAGACGAAGACGACGCTCGCATGTTCGCTTGATGCGAAGGCTGCGGCCATCGCGGTGCGGTTCTTTGAGGAGAACCTGACGCACGCGAAAGGCGAGCTCGGCGGCAAGGCGTTTCTGCTTCAGCCGTGGCAGAAGGAATACGTGGGCCGATTGTTCGGCACGATGAAGGGCGACGTGCGGCAGTACCGCACAAGCCTGCTGGCGATCCCACGCAAGAACGGCAAGAGCACGCTGTGTGCTGGCATCGCCCTGAAGCTGATGTTCGACGGCGAGCCGGGTGCCGAGATCTATTCGTGTGCCGCCGACCGCGACCAGGCCCGGCTCGTCTTTGAGATGGCGAAGGTCTGCGTGGAGAACTCGCCCAAGCTGCGGAGCCGGCTGCGTGTGTTTCGCAATTCGATCGTGCGGGAGGACACGCACAGCACGTACAAGGCACTGTCTGCCGAGGCGTTCACGAAGCACGGGCTGAACGCTCATGGGATCATCTTTGACGAGCTGCACGCCCAGCCCGACCGGGAGCTGTGGGACGTGATGACCACGAGCACCGGGGCCAGGCGGCAGCCGTTGTGCGTGGCGATCACCACGGCGGGCTTTGACCGCAAGAGCATCTGCTGGGAAATCTGGCGGTATGCCTTGGCCGTGCGAGACGGGGCCATCAAGGATGACACGTTCCTGCCTGCGATCTACGCCGCCGATCCCGAAGACGATTGGACGGCGGAAGCCACCTGGCGGAAGGCGAATCCAAACCTGGGCGTGAGCGTGAAGCTTGACGATCTGCGGGTGCGGTGCAAGCGTGCACAGGACATGCCGAGCGAGGAGAACACTTTCCGCCGGCTGCACTTGAACCAGTGGACCGAGCAAGACACGCGATGGCTGCGAATGGAGCACTGGGCACAGGGCAACAAGCCCTGCCCCGTGATGCTCGACGGCCGGGAGTGTTTCGCGGGCCTTGATCTCGCAACCACGTACGACACGACGTGCTTGTGCCTGCTGTTTCAGATGGACGATGGCACTTTCTGGGCCGAGCCCCACTTCTGGATTCCAGAGGAGAACATGCGGGACAGGGTAAGGCGTGACCGCGTGCCATATGACCAGTGGGCGAAGGAGGGGAAGCTGCACCTGACGCATGGGAACGTCACGGACTTCGACAAGGTGCGGGCCGACATTCTTGCGATCACGAAGAAATACAACGTGCGGCAGGTGGCGATCGACCGCTGGAACGCCACGCAGCTCGCTACCCAACTGCAAGGCGATGGCGTAAATGTCTTAGGTTTTGGGCAGGGCTACGGCTCGATGAGTTCGCCCGCCAAGCAGCTCGAGGCCCTGGTGGTGGGCGGCAAGTTGCTCCACGGCGGGCATCCCGTCCTGGCGTGGCAGGCGTCGAACGTGGCGATACAGCAGGACCACGCCGGAAACATCAAGCCCAGCAAGGCAAAGAGCAACGAACGCATCGACGGCATCGTGGCGCTAACGATGGCCCTTGGCATCCACGCTACGGCGACGGCCCCGGCACCTGAGCAAAACTGGGACATCCTGAGCATATGAGCGAACACGCCGCCGCCGATTTCAAGATGTTCGATTTAAGAGGCATCGACTGGCCCGAGGTGTCGCCGAGCCGCACGCCTTCGGGCATCCGCGTCAACGCTGACAACTCGATGGCGTGCTCGGCCTACACGGCCTGCATCCGGGTCATATCGGATGCGGTATCAGCCCTGCCGCTCCACGTCTACGAGCGGATGGCGAACGGCGGCAAGGCGAAGGCCACGAGCCACCCGGTGTATCGGCTCCTGCACCAGCAGCCCAACCCGTGGCAGACTGCCCAAGAGTTCCGCGATTGGATGACGGGCATGTATCTGCACTACGGTGCGAGCTACGCAGAGATCCGCCCAGGTGCTCGAGGTGCCGTGTCGGAGCTGTGGCCGCTGCACTCGTCTCGCATGGAAGTCGATCGGCTCTCTGACGGCACGCTGCGGTATCGGTATCGGGAACCGAGTGGGCGGGAGACGATCTATCCCCAGGAGCAGATCTTCGCCCTGCGGTTCACCACCGAGGACGGCATCAAGGCGATCCCGACCTACAAGATTTTCCAGAACGCCATCGGCCTGGCCCAGGCGTTGGAGGCTCACGGGTCCACCTACTTCGGCAACGGTGCCCGGCCCGGCATCGTGCTGGAGTCAGAGAACCCGATCCCCGTGGAGGCTGCCGAGCGGCTGCGTGAGCAGTGGGAGCGGATGCACCGGGGCGCTGATCGGGCATTCCGCACGGCCGTGCTGCCGAACGGCGTGAAGGCCCACGAGCTCAGCGGCAGTAACGAGGCGGCCCAGTTTCTGGAGACGCGGCAGTACCAGGTCATCGAGATCTGCCGAGCGTTCCGCGTGCCGCCGCACATGATCCAAGACCTGACCCGCAGCACCTACAGCAACATCGAAGTTCAGGGTACGGAGTTTGTGCAGCACTGCCTGCTGCCGCATCTGAAGCGATGGGAAGCAGCCATCAGCCGCGATCTGATCGTGGACGATGAGCGGTACTTCGCCGAGCACAGCGTCTCGGGCCTACTGCGTGGCGATCACGCGAGCCGGTCGGCCTACTACGTCTCTGCCCTTCAGAATGGGTGGATGACGATCAACGAGATTCGGGAACTGGAAAACCTGAACCCGATCGGGCCAGATGGCGACAAGCACTTTGTGCAGCTGAACATGACAACGCTCGACAAGGTGGGCCAGGAGCCGCCGGCCCCGGAGCCGATGCCGCAGGACTCCCCGGCTGAGCCGATGGACGGCCCGCCCGAGGACGACGCTGAAGACAGCACGACCGCACAGGAGGACTCCACCAATGGAAATTGAACGCCGCTGCCTGACCGTAGACGAGGCACCCGAGTGCGAGCTGCAGATCGAAACACGCTCCAGCGGGCGCGAAGCGATCCGGGGGCTGGCGGTGCCCTACAACCGGCTTTCCCTCGACCTTGGTGGCTTTCGGGAGAGAATCCTGCCCGGTGCCTTCGATAAGGTGCTCAACCGCCAGCGGGGCAAGGGCGAGATCCTGAGCTACTACAACCACAACAGCGATATGCTGCTGGGCAGGGAATCGGCTGGCACGCTCGAGATCATCGCCGACGATCGTGGCATTTCGTATGTCGTGGAGCCGCCGGATACCTCGGCGGGCCGTGACGTGCTGGCCTTGGTGCGTTCTCGGAATCTGCGTGGCAGCTCGTTCGCGTTCACCGTGAGCCAGAAGGGCGAACGGTTCACGACCGACGAAACTGGCAAGGCGATCCGCGAGGTGGTGGAGGCTTCCGGGCTATACGAAGTCGGCCCCGTGAACGTGCCGGCCTACGGCAGCGCCACGTCTGCGGTTGTGGCCCAACGCTCGTACGAGGCGTGGCTGGCAGAGCAGGCTGCCGCCGTCGAGGCCGATGCGGATGCCGAGGCCGAAGTGAAGAAAGCCATGCGTTCGCTGGTCCGTGACGCCGCAGCGGCGTGGGCTCTGAGGCTTCGCCGTGTCTGAAGCACGCTGCACCTGCGGCGAAAAACTCCGGTGCCGATCCAGCCGTCCATGTGGCGACGAACGGCAGCGGTATCTGCGTTGCCCGAGGTGCGGGGCTCGCGCCGTGGCGTTTGTAAAAACAACGCTTTCGCAAATCCGCTTCTGCAAGGTGCCACGCCCGTAAGGGCAGAGTGGACTCCATCGGCAATACCGCCGCAGGAGTCTCACCGAACATGGACAATCTCAAGAAGCTTCAGGACGAGGCGGCAACCCTTGCCAATCGGATCGACGCCGTGCGTGCGATCGAGGCCGAAGACACGACCGCCCGCGATGTCGAGCTCATCGACCTCAACAAGCGTGCCGACGAACTCACCGCCAAGATCGACTTCGAGAAGAAGGTGGTCGAGTCGGCCAAGAATCTCCGCAGCGTGGTCGAGCGTTGCTCGCCGGCTCCCGAGGTGCGTGCCGAAGAGCCCAAGACCCGGATCGAGGCGGTTCCGTTCTCGGGTCGGCTCCGTGCGTTTGAAAACGCCAAGGACGCCTACTCGGTGGGCATGTGGTTCAAGGCCAAGGCGGGCGACGCCGACGCCAAGCGGTGGTGCCAAGATCACGGCGTCGAGGCTCGTGCCCAGGGTTCGACTGGCAGCACCACGGGTGCGGCCTTCGTGCCCGATGTGCTCTCCTCGACCGTCATCCGGCTCGTGGATGAGTACTCGGCATTTGCCCAGAACGCCACGAACGTGGTGATGCCTTCGGACGTGGTGCTCTTTCCTCGCAGGACTGCGGGAGCCTCGGCGGCGTGGATCGACGAGAATGTGGCCATCACTCCTAGCGACCCGACCTCCAACCAGGTCACGCTGACGGCGAAGAAGGTCACGGGCGCGGTGGTCATCGCGTCGGAGCTCCTGCAGGACTCCATCGTGTCGATCGCCGATTGGATCGCTGCCGAGCTCGCCCTGTCGCTCAGCAACGCCGTGGAAGCGGCTGCGTGGAGCGGCAACCCGAGCAACGCTCCTGGCGTGGCCGGTCTTGTGACCAGCCACACTGGTGGCCTGCTCCAGTCCTCGGCCTACACGGCGTCGCTCGTGACGGCTGCCGGTGATACGCCCGACGAGGTGACGAAGGCCAACCTGCTGGCGATGATGGGCGCAGTGCCCCAGCACAGCCGGGCCGGTGCCAAGTGGTTCTGCTCGCCGTTCTTCTTCGCGTCCTGCATGCAGAACCTCGACCTCGCCCAGGGCGGGTCGGTGGGTCTGTCGCAGGGCATGGGCCTCACCTTTCTCGGCAGCCCGGTGGTTCTCACCGACCGGCTCCCGAGCGGTGCGGATTCCTCGGGTGTCATCATGGCGCTGTACGGCAACATGGCCAACAGCTCCTACTACGGCATCCGCCAGGCCATCGAGATCGCCAGCTCGGATCAGGTGAATTTCCTGTCGGATCAGACCGTGATCCGTGCGGTGGCTCGCGTGGCGATCACGCACGCAAATTTGGGCTCCTCGAGCGTCGCCGGCCCGATCATCGGCCTCGTGGGTGCGGCTGGCTGAGCCTGACGGCTTGACTCGTGTGCGACTCTGAGCGGGCGGCTTCCAAGCGGGGGCCGCCCGCTCTCTTTTGCGAGGCACGCATGATCGTCAAGGTTGGTGGCACTGAGGCCGACATTCGGGTGGAAGCCATCCTGTCGATGCCCAGGCTGTCGTTTACGGCCAATCACTTCGCATGGGCTCAGGCACTCATGCCTCTGGGAATTCGCCCGACTATGGGGACCGGCGCATTCTGGGGTTGAGCCCTCTGGCTAAATGCCAGGGGGCTCAACCCTAGGACAAATGCGACCAAGTCAACACGCGGGTGATGGAGCAATTCATAGACAAGGCCGAGTACCTGCTGACGATCGACTACGACACGTTTTTCACGAAGGAAGACGTGGAGCATCTTTTCGCCATGGCGATGACGTTTCAGTGTGACGCTATCACGGGGCTGCAGACCAAGCGGGAAGACGGCCGCCCAATGCTGACGCTAAAGGGCACGCTGGACAATCCGCCCGAGGGCGGCACCACAAGCCTGCCTGCGTCGTGGTTCGCCGAGCCTGTGCAGGAAGTGGACACGGCCCACTTCGGGCTCACAGTCATCTCTACGGCCGCCCTGAAGCGTGCGAAGCGTCCGTGGTTCTGGTCGAAGCCCGGCCCAGACGGTTCGTGGAACGAAGGCCGAGTCGATCCCGACATCTACTTCTGGCGCAACTGGCGCGAGAGCGGGAACCGCGTGTTCGTCACGCCCCGCGTGGTTCTCGGCCACGGCGAGTACGTCGTGACGTGGCCTGGCAGGGATCTCGGCAAGCCTGTTTTCCAGTGGACTACGGATTTCACGAACACGAGCAAAAAGCCCGAAACTGCATGGAGCGTGCCTCAATGAGGAAGATTACATTCACCCGCGCGTGGCGGTCCTACCGCAAGGGGCAGACCGTGGAGATTTCCGGTGGCCTGGCCACGCAGCTGCTCGCCCAGCGCGTGGCGGTTGAGGACACGCAGGGCCAACTGATCGAGACGGCAGCCGTCGAGCACGAAGCCGAAACGGCCGACGCCACACCCAGGAAACGCCGCCGTGCAATATCGAAGCCTGACTCGCCAGACCGCACCAGCCGTTGAGCCTGTGACGCTCTCGGAGGCCAAGGCCCACTTGCGGGTCGATACGGCCACCGACGATGCCTACATCGGGTCGCTTATCACGGCGGCCCGCGAGTGGGTCGAGCAGTATCTGGACCGCACACTCTTGCATACGCAGTGGGTGATGCGGTTCGACCGCTTCCCGCCTGACGGCACGCACGACATTGAGCTGCCACGCCCGCCGATGGCAACGGCTGGCACGACCACGGCGGTGGCCCTGACGTTCACCTTCGAGAACGGCACCACGGCGACCTACTCAACGGCCAGCTACCGCGTGGACCGCGACGGCGTGCCGGGCACCGTGAAGACTTTGTACGGCCAGACCTGGCCGCCGCACCTACAGGACGATAACGCCATTAGCGTCACGTGGTGGGGCGGCTACGGCGCGAGCGGCACGAGTGTGCCGGCGGCGATCCGGCACGCCATGCTGATGCTCGTGGCGCACTGGTACGAGTATCGTGGTGCCGTGCTCACTGGAACGATCTCGAAAGAAATTGAGTTTGCAGTGAAATCCCTGCTCGACTCACAACGCTGGGGCTCTTACCGATGAGCAACGTATCCGGCACGATTTCCGTAAACGTCGAGTTCCGCGACACGACCACGTCTACCGGCGTGCAGTCGCTGAAGACTGTCACGCTGCGAGACGCTACGGAGTACACCACAGGGAAGGTGGCGATCATCACCGGCACGGCTGGCACTTCTGCCGTGAACCTGGGAACGCTCGGCACCACCACATACAGGAACGCCAGCGGCAGCGTCGTTTCATTTAGTGCGGTGACACGGCTTGCGTTTTCATGGAGCGGCAGCAGCGAGCGTGTTTTGAACGAACAGAGCGACACGTACTTTGTTCTGCGTTCTAAGGCTGGCAGCGTGGCCGTCACAGATGTGCCTGCGTCCACTGTTACCCCTGAGATCAGCACCGGCACAGGCACAGGCACCTACACCATTGTGCTATACGGCCCGACATGATTGACCCCGGCAAACTCCGCGAGCGGGTGACGGTGCAGCAGGCGTCTGCGGCGCGCAACAGCCTAGGCGAAGCCGTGCTGTCGTGGAGCGACTTTGCCGAAGTGTGGGCAAGCGTTGAAGGCGTCTCGGCCCGCGAATCGCTGACGGCCGGCCAGCAAGAAACGACCATAAGCCATCGGGTGCGTCTGCGGTATCTGCCAGGCCTGTCAGCCAACATGCGGTTCTCGTGGCGGTCCCGCACGCTGGATATTGTCAGCCTGCTCGAGCACGGCAACCGCAGCGAGCACGAAGCCATCTGTCAGGAGCAGCTGCCCTAATGGCCATGTTTGCCGGAGAGCCGCTGATCAAGCTGGCCCTGGGTCGTGGCAGGGCCGCGAAGGCACAGTTCTCACTTGCGCCGCTTGATGACGTGGTGGCCGAACTAAAGAAGCTGCCGGCCGACATCTCCAACAGATACCAGCGCAGGGCACTGAAGAAGGCTGCCCAGCCCGGCAAGGCTGCCCTAGAAGCCAACGTGCGAGCCATCGGCCAGGTTACGGGCAACCTTCTGGCGAGCATTACAGAGCGAGGCAAGAGCTACACAAACAACAAGTTCAGGGTGCCCGTGTCGGTGATCGTCATCGGCTTCCGCCGCCCAGTTGGTGGCGGTGCTCAACGGACAGCCGAGACGGCATTTGGCGGATCAGTGCTGAAGGGGCCAAATCGGGCGTATCACTCGCACCTAGTCGAGCGTGGCACAACGGGCCGCCGCACGCCAGGCAAGAGCCGCGTGGTGAAGCGTCGCCGCGTGATCCTGGACGGGCGGATCATCACGCAGCGGGAACGTCGAAAAGAGCAGGCCCAGAACAATCCACGGCAGATTCTTTCTTCGTGGAACTACCGTCGCGGCAAGGGCTCGTGGCAGGGCAAGTATCCGATCGACTTCATTGCCAAAGGCTCTGTCGCCCCGATGCCCGCGCTGCGTCCGCTCGAGCGTGCCTTCAATCAGTCACGCGGTGCGATGAAAAGCATTCTGGATGTCGAGATGCGTAAGTCTCTCTCGGCGGCATTGCGGGCCTATGAACGCAGGAACAAGGCAGGCGACAAATGAAAAGCCCCGAAGCCGTTCTCCGTAATGCACTCGTGACCACGACGGCCGTATCGTCCGTGGTGTCGAACCGCGTGTATCCGCTGCTTGCCCCGCAGGCCGCGCCGCTGCCCTTTATCACCTACCGCCGCACGGGCATCCGCCGGATGCAGACGCTGGGCGCGCCGATGGGTGTGCCGCAGGTGAGCGTGGATTTCGACGTGTACGCCACGACCTACGAAGGGGCTCGTGACCTGGCCGACCGATGCCGCTCCGTTCTGGATGGGTACGGGGGAACCTTCGACAATACGGTGGTACAGCAGACTTCGCTCGAAAACGAACAAGACGATTTCGTGCAGCTGGCCGGGGCGGACATGCCGCCCGTGTACAGCGTGAAACTTTCCTTCGACATCTGGTGGCAGGAGACATAGGCACATGAGCACCCCGCATGCCGGCTCGGGCACGACGTTTTCCTTCGGTGGCACCAACTTCACCGTCACCAACATCACGTACACGCTCACCGACGTGAACGCGGCGGACACGATCGACATCAGCCACCTTGGGCAGTCGGCGGGTTCTGCGGTGCTCACGCTCGACCGTCCGCTAACGGGTGCCGCAAACGACACGGGCCGCGAGGTGCAGATCGACTACATCGGCTCGTCGGTCATCAACGACGGTTCCACTGGCACGCTGGCGATCACTGGCGGCATCAGCCTGTCGAAGACTGCGACCGTCTCGAGCTCGTCGGTGACTCTCGCCGTGAACGACGTGATCCGGGGCTCGGCCACCTTCCGCGTGGCTCGCTAACGCACGGGAGGACATCCCGTGGCGACCTTCAGCACCGGCGTAAGCGTGACCTGGGGAGGCTCTGCCTTCTCTGAGGTGGTCGGCCTGGATTGGACGTACGGCGGCGGTGCCCCAAAGGGCCGCAGCGTCGTGTGGACCGATGACGCCGGCAGCGTCTCTGTGACTGCCCTTGGTAGCGCGAACACCGCCGTTTCCGAGTACGGCCTGCGCAAGCAGTTGGTGATTTCTGGCGGCGGCCAATCCTTGACGAACCAGGCAGTATGGGAGTCGCTGAGCGTCTCGAATGAAGTGAACGGCGTGACCCGTTACACGGTGACGTTCAAACTTTTGGACAACTGACACATGCCACTGACACGGGAACAGATCGACGCAGCGGACGACGCCAAGATCATCAAGGTGCAAGCATTCGGCGGCGAGTGCTGCCTGCGGTTGATGAGCGTAGGCGAACGCGACTCCTACGAGCTGAAGCTGGTGGAGGCCGGCGGCAAGGCGATCCCCGACTTTCGCTCTGAGCTTCTGAGCCGCACGCTGTGCGACGAAAAGGGCAACCTGCTCTATCCAGGCGAGGAAGGCGTGGAAGCCCTGAAGCGTCGCAGCAGCGACCAGATGCACAAGCTGTGGCAGTCAGCAATGAAACACAACGCACTGACTGAGGAGGAACTGAAGAAACTAGCGGGGGAATAAACGCCCGTCCGACGCTTCAATTCAAGATGCGTCTGGCGGGCCACCTGGGAAAGACACTCGCCGAAATCGACCAGATGGATTCGCGGGAGTTCTCTCGGTGGCTGGCGTTCTCCAGGTGGTTCTCTCCGTTGGCCGACAGCTGGACGCAAACCGGGATGCTGGCAAGCGCGATGCTCGCACCGTACTGCCCACGCGGCAAGGTGCCATCGGCAAGCGACTTCATCCCGATCGAAGACAAGGCACCGAAGCATCCGAACCAGATACGCGAAGTGCTCGAGCAGATGAAGCGAGACTTGGAAGGCTGAGATGGCAACCGTAGGACTAGGCTTTCAACTATCGGCGAATGCCACGCAGATGTCTGCGGGCATTAACGCTGGCGTCGTGGAGCTGCAGAAGCTCGGCTATGCCGCCAAACGCACGCAGCAAGATGTTTCGACGCTGAAGACCATCGAGCTGTCTCGGGTGTTCGTCTCTGCGATCCAGTCTGTGGCCGGCTCGTTCACGTCGTTTGTGGCCGGGGCCGCGTCTGCTGTGGCCGCCGTGGACGATCTTAGCAAGCGCACTGGCGTGTCAGCCCAGACGCTCCAGGCGTATCAGTTCGCAGCCGAGCAGTCTGGCGTCAGCGTCGAGACGTTTGGCAAGGGCATCCAGAAGCTTGGCATCAACCTCGGCGAAGCCCAGACGGGCAACAGGTCTGCAATCAAGTCTTTCGCGGATCTTGGCTTGTCGGTCGAAGAACTCACCAGGCTCTCGCCAGAGCAGGCATTTGAGAAGGTGGCGGCAGCGATCTCGCAGCTGCCGAACCCGGCCCAGCAAGCGGCGGCTGCCGTTGGGCTCTTCGGCAAGAGCGGTGCCGAGCTGGTGCCTGTGTTTCAGGAGGGCGCAGGTTTTCTCGCCGAGATGCGAACGCAGGCTGAGGGGCTTGGCCTGGTGCTCGGCGACACGCAGGTGCAAAACCTCGCCCAGCTCGATGATTCCTTCGGCGTGCTGAGTGCCACCGTGCAGGCGTTCAAGCAGCGGGTGACGGCTGATCTCGCCCCGGCACTCACGGAGGCGTCGCGGTCTGCGGCCGAGTTCATCGCGTCGATTGACGTGCAGGCTGTGGCCAAGGCAGCCGAGGGTGCGATCGCAAGCCTGGCCGACGCCGGCCGGGTGCTCGGTGAATCGTTCCTCATCATCTACAAGGCCGCAGCCCCGCTGGCCAGCGCCGTGCTGCCGATTGTGGCCGACACGCTGTCAGTCATTGGCAAGAACATTCAAGGGGCTGCCGTTGGTGCGATTGCTGCGGCAACCGCGTTTGGTGCCTACAGCCTTTCGTGCGTGTCTGCGACGGCTGCCACGGCAGCCCTGTCTGCGGCTGTCACCACGCTGCTTTCCCGCACTGGCGTGGGCTTGCTGGTTGTCGTTCTTGGTGCCGTCGCTGGCACGTACATCAACATGGCGACCGCCGCAGGCGAAGCCAGCGACACAAGCACTGCAGCCGCCGACAGAATCACGCAGGCTATCGCAGAGACAAAGACGCAGATTGACGCTGCCACAGGTGCGGCAAAAGAGTTTGGCGTACAAGCCGAGCTGGCCTTCAAGCTGCCTGCCGAGATCACCGACGCCACAATCATCCAAGGAACCGTAGACGAGGCTACGGCAGCGTTTCGCAAGTTAGCCCAAGAGGCTGGCGGCCTTGCTGCTGTTCCACAGGAAGTCGCTGACGCTTTCGACACGCTCACGACAGACGTTGAAAACATCAACGCCGGCCTGGTTGAAAGCGCCGCCGGCCAGCAGTTCGTGGCTCAATCGGCAAGCGAGTTGTTGACGACCATCAACAACATCACTGCGGCACGGGCGGAAGAGAAGAAGGCCACCGATGCCGTTGCGGACTCAGCCCGCAAGGCCAGCGAAGAGGCGAGCAAGCGCGTGCAAGGGCTTGTTGACTCAGGCATCACGGACTCGGAAAAGTCTCGGTTTGAATACACCAAAGACTTGCTGGCGATTCAGCAGACCATTGCCGACGCTGAAAAGGCATTGGCAGACGCAAGGAAAACAGGAGACGCACAGGCAATCTCTGCGGCGCAGCAACGGCTCGCGCTCACGCAACAGACAGCTGCAGCAGCCACCGACGCTGCCAAGGAGCAGGCCCGCCAGCGCGAGCTCTCGGCCCTGGGTCTTGACCAGGGCCTGCTCAAGCCCGTGCAGGCCGTCACGGATGAATTTAAGAAGGTCCGCACGGCGTTTGATCGCGGGCTGATCGACGGCGGCCAGGCTCGCACGGCGCTGCAGAACCTTGCATCCGAAGGCATTACGATACGCAAAGAGATTGCCGCCGAGTTGGCCCGGCCTTCTACGCAGGCCCTGCAGGCCAACGACCTGCGAACGCAGCAAGGGGCCTCGCAGTTCCTGAGCCTTGCCACGGGCCGTGCCGATCCTGCGATTGAGCAGCGCGCCCAGCAACTGGCCAAGCTCGAGGAGATTCGGCGTGGTCTTGTGGCAGTGGGCGCGAACCCTGTGGAAATCCTAGGGGCGTAACCATGTCCATCCTCAACTTCCGCGAAGTCCTGCCACGCACGTTCTCGCACAAGTTTGGCGAGTCGCCAACTGCTGAACGCAAGTTCGTGGTTACGGTTACGGAGCCTGTTGCGCACCAGCTGCTGCTGAACACCGTTGGCATCTTCCACGGGTCAATGCACCCGGAGTTTTCGTACCTGCTCTGCACAGAAGGCAGCGTTACGGAGACAGACCGGCAGCACGCGGAGATAACGTACCGCTACGAGGTGCCGCAGAGCGGCAGCCAAGACAATCAGCCAAATCCGCTCGCTCGCAAAGACGTGTGGAGCTTCAGCACTGGCGGCGCTGGCATCCCCGCGCTCGTCTACTACCAGGGCAGCGGCAACGCCAATCGCAAGGCACTGATAAACACAGCTGGCGATTTCTTCGAGTCGGCCATGACTGAGGAATCAGAACTTCGGTGCAGCATCAGCGGCAATCGTTCTGTGTTTCCTGTCGCAATCGCTGCCCAAGTGACAAACTGCGTGAACTCTGATCCGTTTATGGGGGCGGCCCTGCATCAGTGGAAGTGCCAAGGCATTAGTGGCCAGCAGCAAGTCGAAGTCGTCAACGGCGTGGAGATCAAATACTGGAGCGTGACCGTCGAGCTCGCGTATCGCCAAAGCGGCTGGAATCTCCTGCTGCCCAACGTCGGATGGAACTACATCAGCGGATCAGGCGGCAGCGCGAAAAAGAAGCGGTGCTACGTGTTTAGCGAAGAAGATGAAAAGGTGGCGTCCGCCAACGTCATGGCCCTGAACGACGACGGCAGCATCCGATTCAACACCGACTTCACCGGCTCAGGAGCCCCGACAATCTTGAACCGTCGAGTACACCCAGAAGTCGCTTTTACACCGCTATTCGGCACCCCGCCGTTCTAAGGAGCCAGCCCCATGCCCGACATCAACTACACGATCAATGCCCAAGTGCAGAAAGGCGCTCTCTCGCAGCAGTTCGCCGCGTCTGGCATCACTGCCGACATCGCCACGGCTGGCATGCTGGCCGTTACGCTGAACCTCGGCACGGCCGTCACGCAGATCAGCACGGCCACGATGGGCTCGCTCGGCCTGTGCTTCGCCCGTTCGCTAGCCACGGAGACAACGCACACCGTGTCGTTCGGCCGGTTCGACGGCACGAACCTGCACGAGACTGTCGGCCTGCGTGCCGGCGAGGCTGCGATCCTGCGGCTGGCGGCTGGCAACTACGCCGCAAAGGCTGCCGTGGGCGGCTCCCGCCTGGTGCTCACCGTGCTCGAGGACTGACCATGGCCCAGAAGCCAGACGGCAAGCCTGCCCGCACAGAGCGCGTAACATTCACGAAGCCTGCCGCTGAGCGGATCGCCAAGGTGGTCCGCGCCGTCGAGGGTGGCGACCGGGACACTGGGCCGCTGACGTTTGGCAGCCGTGGCGTGGCGGGCAATCCCAAGCTCTTCCGCGTCTGCACCTTCACCGGCGCGTGGTCGATCAACGCCGAGAAGACGGTGACGTTCCGAAATCAGACGGCCACGCCGAATACCGTGGCGGCGGTGAATCTTTTCTGCGGCTTAAGCCCAACGGCAGCGTGCGATGTTTCAATCGCTAAGGAAGGCACGGCGTGGTATCTCGTGCAGCCGAATGTGACGCAACTGCCTGGGTACTCGGCGAGCGGCACGCAAGTCATGGTCATCGTGTCTGGCGATCTTCGCTTTATCGGAACAACGGCGTGCTGACATGACGATTGCGACAAAGAGCGGTTCGCTCATCGTCAAAGACGGCAAGATCGCGGAGGGGTGCGAGTGCTGCGTCGACATATGCTCTCAGGATTATTCCGGCGTCACCTCAGTAAACGTCACAATATCAAGCGGGCCGGATTTCTTACGGCAAAGGCTGATCACATACAAAAGAGGCGCGACTCAATTTACTCAAAAAGAATCACACGGGATTTTTACTTCTCTTCTTGACGGCAATCATTCACTATCTAAACAAACATCTGGATTTCAGTCGTCTACTTGGTCCAAAACGATAACAGGCCAACCTTCGGGGTGCGGAAATATAACAATTACTCTAGAGCTGTTTTACGTTCCCTCATCAAAGATCATAGATCCGTTTCCGTCGCTTGGCACAGGGTATCAGTTTAGCCTGCTAATTTCTGGCATCCGCGCCACAGTGCGCGCCGAGCGGTCGTCAAACGCAAGTCTTACGCAGTTTTACACACTAGACGATATGTCCTGTAACAGTTCGTTCTCTGACAATGGCACCGTCTGGAAAGTAACAGGGTCGTCGGCCCGTCAGATTTTTCTCGTGGGGATTTGCCAAAACAACGCGAGAAGCACGCTTCCGACCTCCGCAAGTTTTACTCTCGCTATTGCAGGAGTAAGCAGTAATCTCCTGGGAACCGAGACGGAATACACGCAGACGGACACAGACACCGGTAGCAATGTTGTTGTCATATCCAGCGTTGAGGTGGCATGAAGTTTGTTTTTGGAGGGGATAGCGTTATTCGAGGCGTGTCCCTACCAGCAGCGTCTTCATGCCGTGCTGGCACGGCGCTGTCCGAGCTGCTGGGCCGGTTCGGCATCAAGGCTGACGAAAAGGGCTGCCGATGTAAAAGCCACGCGGCCCACATGGACGCCGCCGGCTGCGAGTGGTGCGAGCAGAACGTGGACACCATCGTCGGCTGGCTCCGCGAGTCGGCCGCCGAGCGCGGCCTGCCTTTCGTTGACATGGCCGCTAGGTTGCTGGTGCGACGGGCGATAGCCAACGCCCGCAAAGCGGAGGCCCGCCGTGCCAGAGGATCACAGCGTCACGATTGACGGCCGCCGCTGGTTGCTGCGGTTTACCCGCCTGAAGGGTGACGCTGCCGGCTGGACGTTCTTTCCCAACGCAGCCCGTCCTCGAATCCTCATTGACGACCGGCTGCGTGGCGGGGCTCGACTTGAAACGATTGTGCACGAGCTGCTCCACGCAAGCCTGGGGCCGACGATCTCGGAAGAGAGCGTGACCGAGGCGGCGCGAGTCATCCGGCGGACGTTGACCACGCTTGGCTACAAGGAGGTGCGGGATGGCGGGTGATCCAATCACGGAGATGGCCCGGCGGCTTGCGCAGCTGCACCCAGACGCACCAGCACGCACGCTGGCCCGCCGCCTAGTGACGGAGGCCAACGGTGCGATCACGCTGCACCAGGCCCGCATGCGGATACAGCGGCAGTTTGGCGTCCACGGGAAAACGCACCGCAAGCACATTAAGGCCGCCGCACCTCGAGCACCGCGCAAGGCTGGCGAGATCTTGGCTATGCCGAAATCGATGGCCGAGACGTGGACACCGCACCGCATGAACGTCATCGGCAACGTCGGCATTCTGTCCGACGTGCATGTGCCGTATCACTCCGAGATCGCAGTGGCTGCGGCCGTGGGCTTTCTCAAAGACCAAGAGCTATCGGGCCTGCTGCTCAATGGCGACATCGCCGACTTCTATGCCATTTCGAGGTACATGAAAGATCCCAAGCAGAGGGATTTCAAAGGCGAGCTCGAGGCGGTGCGGGACTTCCTCGCCTACCTGCGGCAGGAGTTCCCCGACATCCCCATCGTCTACAAGACTGGCAACCACGAAGAGCGATGGCAGCACTGGCTGTGGCAACACGCCGCCGAGATTTCCGACGATCCACGCATGAGCCTGACGGCCTGGCTCGGGTTCACTGAGAACAACATCGAGCTGGTTGAGGACAAGCGGCCCGTGCTGCTCGGAAAGCTGCCCGTGCTCCACGGCCACGAGCTGCCCAGCGGCATGGCCGCGCCTGTCAACGTGGCGCGTGGTGCGTTCATGAAGACGCTATCGACGGTGATGGTGGGCCACTCGCACCGTACCAGCAACCATGCCGAATCGGATATGTGGCACAAGGAAACGGGATGCTGGAGCACCGGCTGCCTGTGCGATCTGCGGCCCGACTACGCGAGAGTGAACCGTTGGAACTGGGGCTTCGCCACGGTGACGGTTCACAAGGGCGGGGCATTTGACGTTCACAACTATCGTGTGATGCAGGACGGCACAGTGAGAACGGCATAAACAGAAAGGGAACCAAATGACAGCAGCTTTTGAATTGGCGAACGAGGAACTGCGTGCGGCGGTGAAGTCTCGGCTGGACCACACGCCGGCCGATGATCCGAAGATGGTGGGCTACCAGCGCGAGCAGCGGCTGCTCGGCGACTCGCTCCTAGCGGATTACGTGCACCCGACGAGCCAGGCGTACTTCGACCTGCTCGACAGGATGAAGGCTCTTCACTCCAGCAAGAGCCGGGACTACGGGAGCGAACACGACCCGCTGGCCAACATTCGCAACGGTGCCCTGTTCGTGGGCATTGAGCCATGGAAGGGTGCCATGGTTCGATTGAGCGACAAGGTCACGCGCCTCGCCACGTTCAACCGCACGGGCCGCCTCGAGCACGAAGGCGTGGAAGACAACCTCATGGATCTGGCGTCCTACGCACTGCTTGCCTTGCTGCTCTACCGGGAGGAGCACAGTGGGTCCGCTGACTGACGAATACTTGTTGCAATGCGAGCAGGCGGCACGCCGTTTTCAGGGCGCTTGGACGGGCACCAGCGGCAGCATGGCGGCCATGCTGATGCACACGTTGGGCGAGATCCAGCGGCTGAAGGTCGAGCTGGCCCGCAGGGAACAGCGCGACGAAACAAACCGGGCGGCGGGTTGAGTGCGGCGCAGGGTTTTCTCCCTTTCCCCCGCGCCGTCTCCCCGCTTGCCCGGTTTATCCGATGTCGAGTGGCGGCATCACGTCTACGCTGCTCTGTTCGCTGGGGCAAATCGCTGAATCGACGTATCGTTCTTGAAGCTTCGGGTCGCTGTGGTCGAGCACCTGGGTGGCCGCAGCGGTTCCTCCGGCCAGGGCAGCGTAGGAAGCCCGCGTCCTCCGCAGCCCGTGGAAGCCTCGGTATTTCACGTCGGCCAGCCGGCAAAGCAGTTGAAGGCTCGTCCACAGGCTGGCCTGCTGTCGGTCCCATGGCCACACCAGTTCGTCAGGCTTTCCCTCTCGAGACGCCAGTATGTCAGCCAGCTGCTGGGTGAAGTCCCGCTCGATGTCGTGCGTGCGGCCCTTGCGGGTGTCGCCGAGAAACCGGACGCGCCGCCGCACCAGATCCACCTCACGCCACCGTAGGGCGAGCAAGGCCGACAGGCGCTCTCCCGAGCAGTACGCCATGTAGATCAGCGTAGACCACCACCAGCACGACGGCTTGCCACCTGTGCTGCCCTTGCGGAGCCGCGCCCGTCTCACGAGTTTGGCCACGTCATCAGCCGTGTAGGCCCGGCCCGTTGGCAGGCTCTTGGCCACCTTGATCCTGGGAAGCTCTGGGAACTCTGCCGCCCATCGCTTGCGGGCTGCCAGATTCCACGCAGCCTGGATCATCACCTTGTCCTTCTGGACTGTGGCCGGCCGCACCTGCTTCCCACGGCAGGACTGCGTGGCACGGTCCCTGAGGTAGCGACTGATGACCAGGTCATCTAGGTCGGCCACTGTGGGCTCGTGTCCCAGAAACGCTCGCAGGCGTTCTAGGAGCATGCCGTACAGCCTCATGGTCTTGGCGTCGAGGTTCCGCAGATCGCCGTATCGTTCAAACAGTTCCGCCAACTTCATAGGTTCCATGCTGCCTCTCCTTTGGCGCGTAAGTGTACACCAGTATACAACCCTGTAAGGGGAGCCGCCTCCACTCAAACATTGACCTTTGCCAACCGATCGTATGGGCGGTCGGAGGGCTGGGGCAAATTGCGTGGTTTGACTTGTCTACCGCTGGCGGTAGAGTAGGAGCATGGTTTCAATGACACCTGACGGGAAGTGGTGCAGCGTCGAGGAGGCGGTCGAGATCGCCGGCTGCACAGACGGTCTTATCCGGCTGCGCCTGAGGGAAGGGCGGCTGGCTGGCTTCAAGGCCAACGAGCGGGCGTGGATGGTGAGCGTGGAGGGCTGCAAAGCCATGCGGTCGGAGCTCGCCCCGCACTCAAACGTCAGGAAGGCCGAGGCGGAATCCCAGGCGTCCGCCGCCAAAGCCAAGGGCAAGCGGCGGAAAGCCCGCTAACTCCCGGCGTTTTCCGGGTTCCAAAAAAATCTTTCATGCCCTGTTGACATCTTTACCGATACCGGTAAACTAGAGCCACATCACAAAAAGGAAACGCGATGACAACCTACCGCATATTGACGATCAAAGACCCCCGCACCCCTGGCTTCCGCTGGTGGGAGATCGAGGCCCGCGACGCCGCTACCGGCCAGACCGAGACGGTCGCCGTCTGCGACACGAAGGACGAAGCCCGCGACACCCTGCGAGCCATGGAGGCCGCCCAATGAACCGCTACTGGAACACCGCCCTGCACTCGCTGCTTTGCGTTCGCCTTGGCCAAGAGCTCGGCACGACCAGCGAACTGGCACAGGCGGTCGCCCATTCCATCGACTTTGTTCTCGGCAGCCTTGCCAGATTTCTTGGTTGACTGGTTTACCGCTATCGGTATTCTATGCACCACATTACCGCTACCGGCAGAAACGCCAACCAGTGTACAGAAGTTTGAGTCCCCTCATTTTGACGATCTGCCCCCTTGACTCTGGCCTATACGGCCGTACATTACGCCACCCATACGAAAGGAAATCGCCATGAACGCAGACGCACATCACGCCGAATACCTCGCCGCTGCCGCCGCCATCCACGAACAGACGCCACGCACTCGATGCCAAGAGCCCGCCGTTGGCGACTTTATTTCTGGCGTCACTGAAGGCCGCCCCTGGAGCGGCCACGTCGAGTGGGTTGAGCGCGGGTTCGCCTGCGTCAACGTCGGCGGCGCTTGGGTGAGCGTGCCGCTCTACGACATCACGCATTAGGAGCCCGGTGGAACCGGGATTGCCAAGGAAGGGATCGGGCCGGCAAGGCACTGGACGCGGAGCCGGCTGTTTTTCACACGCAGAAAGGACGCGAGAGATGAGGCGATTTAAGACCAAGGTAATCACAGACGAATCGCAGGTGCCGCCTGGATTCAAGCGCATTTCGGCCATGGCCGATTCGTTGGGCGACCAGAAAAAGCTCAGCGACGCACACACGGACGGGCTTATTGCTGCCGTCAAGCTGATGCGCAGCACGGAAGACCGCACCGGCCCTGTGTGGGTTGATGCCGAGGCGGCCGAGAAAGTGCTGTCTGCAGACAAGCAGGCATCAACGCAACGCCGAAGCGACTCAGCGCCATCGGCTGGCCAGCACGAGGCTGCCGTGATCGCGCTCTGCGAGATCAACAACGGCATCACGCTGATGCAGGCAACGCTGGAGCGGCTGACCGCTGCGGTTGAGAGCATCGCCACGCAGCCAAAGTACGAAGAGCATCTGCGGCGTGAAATCCACGCGGCATGCGAGACGAGCAACGGCTTTCACAACTAGCACCATTTAACGAAAGGGACTTCCATGACTACACAGATTGCAAACACGCAGGACCGCAAGAGCATCCTGCTCTCAATGGCTACGAAGTTTGGTATGGAGCCCGCTGCCTTCGAGCAGACGGTGCGGGCCACGTGCGGGTGCGACAAGGCGACAAAAGAGCAGTTCGCTGCCTTTCTCCTGGTCGCAAACGAGTACGGGCTGAACCCCGTGACGAAGGAGATCTACGCTTTCCCGACTCGGGGAGGCGGCATCCAGCCCATTGTTGGAATCGACGGGTGGATGACGATGGCTAACAACCACCCGGCCTACGACGGCATCACGTTCGTGGATCGACTGAGCGATGACGGGCAGCTGCTTGCCATCACGGCCCAGGTGCACCGCAAGGACCGCAGCCACCCGGTGGAAGTCACTGAGTACCTGGCTGAGTGCCGTCAGGGCACGGAGCCGTGGAAAAAGTGGCCCGCCCGCATGTTGCGGCACAAGGCGGCCATTCAGGCGATCCGCTACGCCTTCGGCTTCAGCGGCATCGTCGATCCAGACGAGGCCGACCGCATGCGGCCCAGCGTCAACGTGGCCGTGAACGTGCAGCAGGCCCGACAGCAGGTGGCCCGCATCGCCCACACGGTCGAGGCCGAGGACACCGACGTGGAGCACTTCGACGCCGCCGAGATCGCAGCGGAGGCCAGAGCATGATTTTCGACGACGACGATGAAGACCGCTACGCAGCACGCAGGCGTTGGAACCAGTACCTGGCGGACATCGACGCCGAGATCCGTGAGGAGCAAGCCTCCAAGGCGACGTTTACTACGGACATTGGCAAGGCGATCGAGACGCCGCTGGTTATCAAGCCAGGCTCACAGCACGCTCGAGCGGCTGCGGAAGCAGGGCGCGAGGATGAGTACAGCAACCGGATGAAGGCCCGCTACGGCGGGGAATGGTGAATCACAGCCGGCACACCCTTGCTTGCGGCTTGCATCGGGGCCGCATGGGTCGCCTACCGGGAGTGGCGAGTAACCACCGGCGTAAGCCCACGAGACGGGCCAATACACACGAAAGGGAAGAACGATGGCACGAAGAAAGAACCTCGCCTGTCGCGTCGCAGACGCAACGGCGGACGCAATCCTCAACTTTAAGGGCGTTGCTGACAGGTACTTGGCTGAGCGGATCGTTTCTCGGAATTACGCGAGCAACGTGCTGAGGATCGCGGAGCGATGCGGACGAATCAGCGTAGAGCGTGTGAACGCGTACTTGCGGGATAGGGCTCAGCAGCTTGAGAGCACGACCGTGCGTTCAGAACGCACGATCCTGCTGACGCTGTACTGCTGGGCTTACGAAACAGGCCTGATTGACGAGGCCCCACGCGGAGTAATGCGTGTAAAGGCCCGCAAGAAGCCGACAAAGGCCTGGACGATTGAGCAGCTGCGGCTGCTGATTGAGGCCACCAAACAACACGACGGCCGGCGGCTGCGGTCTGGCGCAGACCTTGGGCTTTTTCTCCGCTGCTGGGTGCTGCTGGCCTACGAGTGCGGTGCTCGATTTGGCGACGTTATGTCGTTCAGCCGCGAGCATCTGGACGGCGACACGCTGTCATGGACGCAATCAAAAACAGGCGATCCTCTGTCGCGGCCGCTGACGCCGGCCTGTCTGGACTCAATCGACGGGATGCTGGCGGCGTCACCAAACGGCACGATCCTCGGATGGGCCTGCGGGAGGCGCATGGCCATGAGGCACATGCGGCAGCTGCTTGACGGCGTTGGCGTTGGCGGCTCGTCAAAGTGGCTGCGCCGAAGCGGCGCGACGCACTGCGAGATGGAACGCCCTGGTGCTGGCCGTCTGCACTTGGGCCACAGGTCGCCAGCATTGTTTGAGCAGGCATATTGCGATTGGTCCCAGCTCAGGAAGAACACGCCGAAAACTCCGGCGCTCGTCTGATTACCAAGCAACGCGAAGGACCGCAATGCTCACCACGACAACAGATAGCGTCACGCTCACATGGCACGAGGCCGCTATGGCTTCGCACGTGGGATGGATGCGACAGCTCGCTGCAATTAAGGCGGGAAAGCACGACTGTCACGGCTACGACGGCGAGGGCTGGAGCGAGCACATCGAAGGTGCCTGCGGCGAGATGGCGGTAGCCAAGCTGCTTGGCATCTTTTGGGATGGCAGCGTGAACACGTGGAAGGCCCACGACCTGCCGGGCCTGCAGGTTCGCACACGCAGCCGCCACGACTACGAGCTACTGGTGCGGCCGGGCGACGACCACCAGGCCACGTGGGTTCTGGTCACAGGCCGTTGCCCTGAGTACCGCGTGCGCGGCTGGATCGTCGGTATCGACGCCAAGCAGAAGCAATGGCTGCACGGCTACGGCGGTAGGCCGCCTGCTTACTTTGTCCCGCACGCGGCTCTTAGGCCGGTGGAGGAATTGCATGGAGGCGGCAATGGCAAGCAGATGGGTTGAATCATGCCGCGCCCGCGTGTTTGCGGAGACGGCGGCACGCAAGAAAAAGCAGGAAGCGAATCGCAACCATGAGCTGGAGGCTTGCCTTATCGCGTATCACGCACATCGCGTCGATGGCGGTCAGATGAAGTGGGATGCGTTTCGGCGCGAGTGGTACATGACGAGGGCAACAAATAATGTCGGCTGACACTCGCGTTGACGTGTACCTCCCTCTGTACGTCAGGGACTTCCTGACAAGCACAATTGGATGGACTGCTGAGGAGCGAGGGCACTACCTCACACTGCTGATGATCCAGTGGGATCGCGGATCCCTGCCTGCTGAGTCCAACGACCTCGAACGGCTGTCGCCCGGAGTCTGCAAGTGCTGGTCCGTGCTGGTTGGAAAGTTCCCGGTGTGCGATGACGGGACTAGGCGGAACGCCAAGCTGGAAGAGCACCGCACTAGATGCGTTGAGATCCGCGAGAAGAGATCACAGGCTGCGCGTTCTGCGGCGTCTGGGAGGTGGTCTGGCGATGCGTCACGCATAGCAAACGCATCGCAAACGCATAGCAAACGCATCGCAAACGCATGCCATCCAACGTCAACGTCAACGTCAACGTCAAATACAGAGTCTTCTGCTAGCGCAGAAGACATACAACCGGCTGCGCCGGTTGTTGCTACGAGCGATCCGCCGAAGCGGCGGAAACGCTCGCAGCCCCACGACGCCGTCCGCTGGGATGTTTCGTCAGGATGGCAGGGCATCACGCCCGTGGACCGCGAGCAGTGGGCTCAAGCGTTCCCTGCGTGCGAACTCGACCAAGAGCTCGCCAAGGCTACGGCCTGGCTCTTGGCTAACCCCACCAAGGCGAAGAAGTCGAACTGGCGGCGGTTCCTTGTTTCGTGGCTCACACGTTCCCAAGACAAGGGCGGCACAAACCGTACGCCTGGAGTCAGGCCAGACGACAAGCCGAAGCCGCAGGCTTGGAAGGATCAGTACAGGCCAGCCCCATACCGCACGCCCAAGGAAGTCGCCGCGCTTGCGGCTGCAGTGAAACTCACGGAGGACACATGACCACGCAAACACCACGACCGTTGACCGCACGCCAAGCCGAAGTGCTCGAGTTCATCCGCGCGAACTCTGGCATGTACGGCCCCGCCGTACGAGAGATCGCAGCCGAGTTCGGCATCCGCTCGCCAAACGGCGTAGTGGCTCATCTGCGTGCGTTGGAGAAGAAGGGCTTTATCAAGCGCCGCCCAGGCATCACCCGTGGAATCGAGGTGGTGGCATGAGCGACAACCCGTACCCACCGCCGGCACCAAGCGTGCTCGTGCATATGCTTCGCATCCACGCATGGGCTGACAGCATCGACGACGACTCGCGGATGTACCACGAGTGGTGCGCCGACACCATCGAGCAGCTGCTGCGTCACAACGGCCGCCTGGTGGCCCGCAACGAGCGGCTGGAGCTCGACTACGAGCTGATGCGAAGGGCCGCCTTCGGCTCACAAAAAGGGGGTGCGGCGTGAGCGTGCGTGACTTCGTGATGCTGAGCCTCGGAGAGATTGTCCTAGTGCTGACGTTCGGCATTGGGATTTTGGTGGGTTGTTCTTTGAAACGAAGGGAATCTGACAATGGCAACCGCAACGAAGAAGAGAACCGGAATTGAACTGGCGTCTGCCGGCCTGAAGGCGGCGTTGGCCGCAGTCTCGCCAGCCGTGCCAACTCGAGCACCGAAGCCGATCTACCAGGCCGTGCGTCTGGGCGACGGCCTGCTGACAGGCTCGGACGGCGAAGTGCGCATCGACGTGACCGTGGACTACCACGGGGATGCGATTTTGCTGCCGCATGGCAGGCTCTCGCAGATCCTCGGGGCCGCCACTGGCGACAAGGTGACGCTGCAGCCTGGCGACACGTCTTGCGTAGTGCGGGCGGGCTCGGGCACCTGGACGCTTCCAACGGAGTCGGCGGCGGAATACCCCATGTGGGAGCCGGCCGATGCGAAGCCGGTGACACGGCTGCCGGCTGACCAGTTCTGCCGCGCCGTGCGTGGCGTGGTGTTCGCCACCGATGATGACTCCAGCAGGTTCGCCTTGGGCGCCGTGCTCATCGAGGTGAAGGGCGAGACGGTCAGCTTCGTGGCAACGGACGGCCGGCGGCTCTCGCTCGTGGAGTGCGAGCACGACCTGGCGGTTGATGACTCGCAGACTCTGGTGCCTAGCCGTGTCATGGCGATCCTGTCGCGGCTGGCCATGGCTGACTCGGACGGTTCCGTGCAGCTCGAGGCGACGGCCAAAGAAATCGTTGCCACGGTGGGCAGTGCGACCGTCACGGCCCGGCTGATTGAAGGCCGATTCCCCCGGTGGCGCGACGTGGTGCCGGATCTGGACTGCGAGCCCACCACTGTGCTTGCCGAGCAGCTGCTGGCCAGCGTCAAGGCGGCGGCGATCGTCACGACTGAGGCCAGCCGGGGCATCGACTTTGCCTTCTCTGACAAGGGGCTGTGGCTCCACGGGCAGTCGAGCGAGGCCGGAGAGTCGAGCGTGACGTGCGATCTCGTGGAGGCCGGCACGGCGTGCACCGTGAAGTTGGACCCGCGTTACGTGCGGCAGTGGCTTGAAGGGCTGCCGCCGGACGGCGAGCCCACTGTGAGCGTCCAAGCGAAGGATGGGCAGTCGGCGGTCATCCTGCGTACGGATTGCCACACGGGCGTGGTCATGCCCATGGCAGCGGAGTGACGCCATGAGACGTATACCGTACGAGCGGCTGCGGCGTGTGTGGATGAACCGCAGATTCACCACGGACGAGGTTGCCGCCATCCTGCTGCTGACCGATGCGGAGCTACGGAAACTCGCCAAGCTGCACCGGCTGCCTCACAGGCACTTCGTGCAGGCCAACCTCGCCGTGAATGACGAGCCGTCGCAGGAAGAACGCTTGGAGCAGCTTCGGCGGATGGACGAGTGCCGGGCTGCGCACCTCGAGCAGAGGCGCGCCGAACCGATTGAATCGACGCAGAGCAAGGTCAGCAAGTGGCGGCAAGGCATCTGCCAGCCGCGATGATTTGACACGTGGTCCATCCTGTGGCTGTGGATTTTCCCACAGTCACAGGAGGACTACTCATGCGTTCGATTGTTTGCCTGCTCGCCTTGGCGTTCGCCGTGCCGGCCCTTGCCGACACCACGAACATCTACGCCCGCCGTGTTGTGATCTCGTCGGCTCAGGATGACGCCGAGGAGATGGCGCGCACCGGAGTTCTTCGCCACTGCGGCCGTGCTGGTGGCCGCCGTGAAGGGATCGGCATGGGCAGCACCCCCGACCAGGCGATGAGAAACTGCTGCTTCTACGGCCGCTACCGAATCGTTGAGCGTGGCGTGGCGTACTCGCCTACGCGGCGGGCGTATTTCGCAGTGATCCGGTACGAGTGATGCACGAACTCGTTCAGCGCCTCCGTGAGAGCGTCAGGGCGTGTCGTGCGCTCGACCGCTCGGCGCTTCTCGCGGAGGCCGCTGACGAGCTGGAGCGGCTGACAACGCCAATGAACGCAATCACGTTTTCAGTTCCCGGCGATCCTGTGCCGCAGCCTCGAGCTCGCGTCTCGACTGCGGGCGGATTCGCTCGCGCGTACGTGCCAAAGAAGCACCCGGTGCATGCGTACCGCCACTCGATCCAGATGTCGGCCATCGACGCCGGGCTGCGCAACGAAGGCTTGCCCGTGGCGGTCGTGATCGACGCCGTCTTCGCCAGGCCGAAATCGCACATGCGGAAGTCTGGCGTGAAGCCAGACGCACCGCAGCTGCCACGGCCAGACGTGGACAACCTGGCGAAAGCGGTGCTCGATGCAATCGGCCCGATCCTTGGAGATGACACGCAGGTGAGTCGCCTGGTGGTGGAGAAGTCATACGGCACGGAGGCACGCACCACGGTGCGAATCACATGACCTGGCAAGAGTACCTGGCAACGGTGGACTGCTCGCACCAGATGACCACGGCCCGCGATCACATCGGCGAACTGTGCGAGATCGTGCAGGGCCGGGAGTGGCGCGTGCTCGAGCTCGGCAGCCATGCCGGGATCTCGACGGCCGCCATGGCAATCGCCGCCCCTGAGTCCACTATCGTGAGCGTCGATCTCTGCGACACGATGCCCGAGGCAAGCCGCGTGGCGTATTGGGAAACTCTTGGCGTGGCAAACATTCAGCCGGTGGCCGATGACGCCGGGCGGTTCCTGCGGGATTGCCACCTGCATCTCGATCGGTGGGATTTGATCTTTCACGACGCAGCCCACGGCGATGCTGTGCTGCCCGAGTACCTGACGGCGGCCGGCATCACCAGCATCCTGGCGATACATGACTGGGAGCAACTTTCGAGCTTGTCGCAGGACGCCGTGGCTAGACGCTTCCAACGGCACACGGTGACAACCGACACACAGGGGCGGGCGTTGTTCGTCGGCCATGCCTGACCTGGTGCTGACCGGCTGGGCTGGCGTGGAGTTTGCCCAGATCGCAGCTCACACGCTGCCACGCATCCACGCCTACGCTGCCCGGCACGGGCTGGCTTGCGGGTGTGCGAACCTGGCCGGCGAGCGGCCGGCTTCCTGGATGAAGGTGCGTGCGATCATGCAGGCGCTGCAGACGCACGAGCGTGTGGTGTGGATCGACGCTGACGTGGTGATCCTCGACGGCTCAACGAACATCGTGGACGAGCTGGGCAGTGCGTGGCAGGGGATCGTAGAGCACGAGACAGAGTGCGGCCTTGTGCCCAACTGCGGCGTGTGGGTTGTCGCTCGGCCAATGCTGCCCGTGCTTGTGGATGTGTGGAACGCCGAGCACTGCGTCGATCATCCGTGGTGGGAGCAGGCGGCGCTGCTCGAGCAGATGGGCTACCGGGTCAACGGCGTACGCGCCACGCTTGACAAGCCGACCACGCTGTACGGGCTGACGAAGTTTCTTGACCCGACGTGGAATCATCACCCGTCTGACCGGCGGCAAGTCGATGCGCCACGGTTCCTACACGTGACGCAATATGCCGACCGACTCGGAAAAATCCGCTCGCTCTGTGCCGGTGCCTGATCGCTTCGTGTAGCTCTGAAGTCTTAATTCCAGGAGTCACTCAAAATGGTGGACATTGCTAGCGAGTTCGAGGGCATCTCTGTTCGGAAAGACATCGACGACCTGACGAAGGAAACAGCGGCCTCCCTTTCAAGATTTGAAAAGGGACGCACGCAGCAGGCAATCGAGCTCGATCAATCAATCACGCCTGACAAAGTCCTGCCAGTGGACCATGAGTTCGCTGCCCAGTATGCCGACGTGACGTGCGAAGGCGCGACGATAGCCGCGCGGTCCAAGGTTGTGTTTATCGGGATGGCCCGGCAACTCGGAGGCATTTTGCCGCTGACGCTCACCCGTCTTTCAGATCTCAGCAAACACTTCAAGACGACCTGCGTAGTGGTGGTTGAAAACGATTCGACAGACTCAACGAAAGAGATCCTCAGTACGTTTGCGGCCGACAACCCCAAGACGGTGGTTGTGGATTCCAGCGACAACGGCAGGCCGCACCTGCATGGCTTTGAGCCGAGCCGAGTCCAGGCGTATGCCGAGTATCGCAATCGAGGCAGAGAGCTTGCCCTGGAACACTTCGGCGACGCTGACTATGTGATCGTCGTGGACCTCGACGCATGGGGAGGGTGGAGCACTCACGGGCTAATCAACGGTATCGGCTGGCTCGAACGAATTAAGGACGCCGCGTGCATGGCGAGCACCTCGCTCTTTCAGCACCCTGGAAACTTCGTAGATGGCAAGCAGGTGTGGTGCCACTATGACCAATGGGCCTTCCGTTGGCATGGGTGGAAGGCACGCATGGAAGCCTGGTTTACGTTCTGGCTTCCGCCGCCTGGGGCGCATCCGATTCGCGTCTTGTCTGCGTTTGGTGCTGCGGCGATTTACAAGGCAGAGCCGTTCTTCGCCTGCAAATACGAGTCGATCAACGGAGACATCGAGCACGCCGGCCTGCACAACAACATGATCGCCAAAGGCTGGTCTATCTGGCTCAACCCTGCACAACGGACGCTGATGCAATGGACGCCGGAGACTACGGATGGCGGGAAACACGGCGGCAATTAGCGTGACGGCGTTTCGCGCCGATTGGAACACGCACATGCCCATGCGGGCACTGTGCGAGCGCTACACGATTACCCGTGACCAGGTCATACGGCTGCGTGACGTGTGGCACCTGCCGTTGCGCAATGACCGGCGGCTGCGGTTCAAGCCGAAGCGCTGCGACATGCGCGACCCGACGCCACGCGAAATCATCCAGGCGTGCAAAGAGATTCAGGCCAAGTGGGACGCTCGCACCCGTGAGGAGCGGGCGGTCATCAAGACGCAGTACGTGAGCCTGCGGCGTGTCGAGATGACCGACGAAGCCCGCGAAGCTCTTGGACAGTTCGAGGACGAGTGATGCAGCACCAGGACCACATTGAGCGGCGGATCGTGGTCGAGTACGGCCGGCGGTACGTGTATCTCACGATGCAGGACGCCAGCGGCAAACTGATACCCGGCTTTGAGGAAGTGTTTTCGCAGCCGTTTTTGCTGGATCGTAAAGACGCTTGGGACGAGGCCGGGGATTGCTGGCAGGACGTGTACCAGTTCGTCAGTGATACCTGCGTGTGGCCTCTGCCAGAGGCGGGAGGCGACGCGGCAGAATCGGGTGAGGAGGACGCAACATGACTCTGCCCAACTATGAAGGCACGGCGGACGAATACGCACGCTACGGCAACCGGCTGAGCATTTGGCAGCAGCTCGCCCTGCTGCAGGCTTGGGCTCCGCTGATTGGTTTTGCTCAGCGATTTGTCAACGAAACCGATCCCTACAAAAAGGGAATCGTGGTAAGCGACGCTTGCGAGTGGCTGGCCAGCAAGACTTCTGCCCAGGCCGACGACGAGCTGGTGCGTCACGTGGCCACGTTGCTGCGTACGAAAGAGGGTGAGGCCCTCGTGCGTTGGGTGCTCTTGCAAATCGAGGGCATGCAACGGTGAGCCATGATTTCCTTTTTCGCGCCGCTTGTGTCGCTGCAGCGGTTGCTGTCGGCGCTTGGCCGTACCGGGCCGAGATCCGATCTGCGGCCGAGCGCGCCGCCGAAGCCCTCCGTGCCCAGCGGGGCTTGATCGGCCGTCTGCTTGTCATCGGCCTGCTGTTCGCTGCGGCTTGGGGCAAGCTGCCGGCGTTGCCGGCGTTGCCCGCGTCGGTACCGTCGATGCCGATCACCGTGGAGGTTCCGACAGTGGAGATGCAGGCGAAGGTGCGCGAGGTGCAGGCTGCCCTGGCTACGGCGAATCCAGTGGACCGTGCCGTATGGGCGAGTGTGTGGGAAAAGGCCGCCACAGTCGTGACGTGCCCAGAAAGCGACCCAGTGATATTCACGGACACCCGCAGCCTGCGGGGCTTCACCGTGCTGTCTCTCGACATCGCCTGGAGGCGGCTGGCCGGCAATCCGCCCGGCAAGTACGTGGGTTTGCGTGAGGCCGTCGAGAAAGTCATGGGCGAGGCCATCGGCCTCGAGGTGAAGCCTGTCACGCCAGAACTTCGGAAGGCTTACTCCGAGGCTTGCCGGGCAATCGCATGGGCTGGCGTTGGCAAAGGAGGCTGATCGTGGCCGACTTTCTGCCGCTCATGGGATACGTGCCCGACCGTAAGGGCACGGATGATTTCCTGGCCTCGTTGCCCAGGCCGACGCTGGCACAGGCAGGGCCTGATCTCGTGCTGGACGAGAGCCGTGACGTGTTCCTCGGCAGCTACCTACTGAAGTGCGATCCGACGTGGAAGCGTGGAGCCCAGAAGATCGGCAGCTGCGTGGGCTGGGGCTGGGCCTTGTCGTGCGACATCCTCGCCGCATGTGACATTCACCTGCGGGGCGAAGCTGAGAGCTACGGCGGCCGTGTGCTCGAGGCGTCGATATACGCCCTGAGTAGGGTCGAGGTGAGAGGCAGCCGCAACCTTGGCGGCGACGGCTCCTACGGCGGCGCTGCGGCCAAAGCCGTGACGAAGTTCGGCACCCTGCACTATGGCATCGACTACAGCGGGCAAAAGTTTCTCGACAACAGCGGCACCCGTGAAAAGGAATGGGGCCGCGACGGCGTGCCCGATGAGCTCGAGCCCTACGCCGCGAAGCACAAGGTGAGCAGCGTGGCTCTGGTGAAAACGTTTGAGGACGCCGCCAAGGCGATCCAGAACGGCTACCCGGTGGCCGTGTGCTCCATGCGTGGATTCTCAATGACGCTGCGGGACGGCGGCTACCTCACGCCGATGGGGCAGTGGGCACATTGCATGATGTTCGCCGGCGTGCGCTGGAAGCCGCGCCCGGCCCTGCTCTGTGTGAACAGCTGGAGCGACTGCTACAGCGGCGACGTGGACAAGCAGCTGCCAGTGCAGTTTCAGCGCTCGGCCGGATGGGTAGAGGCCGCCACCTGCACCTCAATGCTCTCGGGCGAGGACTCGTTTGCCCTTAGCGGCTACCAGGGTTTCCCGCCCCGCATGCTGCCCGACTGGACGGGGGTGACGCTGTGAAGAACTCGCACGCCTTGCTCCTGGTGCTCGTCATTGGCTGCGTCAGCTCAGCCGCCAGTGACCGGCCAGACATCGTGGCGGATCTCGCCTGCGAGACGGCACGCATGGCCGTGCGGCTCAGCCAAGAGATGGCCCCGGCACCGGCGTCGGACAAATGCCAAAACTGCGACGGCACAGGCAAGCTGGGCGACGGCCGCATTGTGACGGTGTGCCCAATTTGCAAAGGCACTGGGAAAAAGCCATGAGCGTCACCGACTTCGAGGACTACGTGTGGTCCAACCTCCCAGCCATGCGGTTACTGGCTGGCCGGCGGCTCGTGGCCCGGCTCACGCGCCGCTGTGCCAAGCGGTTCCCGTGCGGCGTGCTTGCTGAGGCATCTCCCGAAGGCCAGGCCACGGTGCTCGAGGAGATACACCGGGCGGTCGAACGAACCGAGCGGGCCAATTACCAGATGGGCGTAATACTCACGCTGATACTGTCGGCACTGCTCACAGAGATCGTGAAGGCTTTGTTTCAGTGGTGGAGGCAATCTGCCAGCAATCGTGCACTACTAATAGGCTGGCAAGCGGAGAACGTGCTGTGACAGACGCCACAAAGGAAACATTCTTTGCCATCATTGAGCGGTGGGGTTTCCCGACGCTCGTTGCGGTTGCCTTCGGCTGGGTGCTCCGTCAGGACGTGTTGCTGCCACTGGTAGAGTCACATCAGAAGTTTGTCGAGCAGCTCGGCGCAACGCAGAAGGACATCAGCGAGGCGATCCGCGAGCAGACCCGCCTGCTCTATGCCCTGCAGCCGAAGGCCGCAGGCACCTACACCTCGAGCGTGACAGTGCCAGACGACACGCCGAAGAACTAAATTTCTCTCTTTCACCACAAGAGCGCACCTCCCATGCCAATGTCGCCCCGTTTGTTACGCCCCCGCGCGGGCGGGTTCAATCCGCTCCTGCCGCTGTCGATTTCCGGCCTCCAGTTGTGGCTGGATTCTTCGGAAACCAGCACGCTCACGCTCAACGGCAGCGCGCCAAGCCAGACCGTCAGCGAGTGGCGCGACCGTCGCAGCGGCAGCAACCGCCTAGCCTCGCAGGCCACCGGCGCAAACCAGCCGGACTACAAGCCAACCGGCATCAACAACAAGCCGACCGTTTTCTTTAAGGCTTCGTCTTGGATGGATACGAGCGGCACAAACTTCGCACTGGCGCAACCGTGCTCGTACTTCATGGTCTTTCGGATGCCCGCGTCTGGCGTCAGTTCCACAGTTTTCGACGCGGCGTCAGGCGCAAGGCATATCTCGCAAGCAAACGCTATTTCTAACGTGACGAACATCTGGGCAGGCACCGGGTTCGTCAACACATCTACGGGGCGCTCTGCCCTGGAAGTCATCGCAAAAGCAGTGATCGTCAATGGTTCATCGTCGCAGGCTGCGGCAAAAAGCCGGACGCTGACCACGCTTGCATCGACGCCAGGCGCTAACAACTCGCCAACGCATTTCAAGATTGGCGCGTTCACAAACAACACCACTAGCCTAGAAGGCGACATTGCGGAGTTTCATGTTTACTCCGGTGCCCTGTCGGCACAGAGCGTGAAGGCTCTTATGGAGTACGCGAGGAGCAAGTGGGGAGTTGTTATCGCATGAGATTTTTTCGCTCCACGCCCGCCGCATACGCCAACATCTGCGCCCAGTTGGACGCAGCGTATGGGTATCCAAACGCCGAGACGAAGACGCTGCGGACACTACCGCTAACGGCCGATCTGCCGAGCGACGGGCAAGGCCGCGTTTACTTGGCCGTGTCGGCCGACTACTGCGACTACAACCTGCCGAGCGAGTTGCTGCCGCAACTGATCGCCGCTGGGGCGGTGGAGGAGATCACGGCCGAGCAGTACGCGGCGGTACTGCCCAACGTCGGGCCGTGACGCTGTCGCCGTAGTTGCGCTCTTCACCTTTAGAGACGGTCGTGCCGATTGCCTACCGTATCCGGTCGGCTACAATCGGGGCATGGCTAAGAAAATCGACCCTGACGAATACGTCCGCGTCGGCACTGCCGCCGCCCTGGCTGGCGTGACCCGCGCCTACATCAACCGGCTGATCGCCAGCGGGCGATTCCCTGCCATTGCCATCGACGGGCAAAACTTTGTCAGGCGGGCCGACGCCGAGAAATTCCGGCCTAAGCCAAAAGAGAATTAAAGGGCTGGACAGCCTGTATCCGACTGGATACAATGGTGGCGTGGCGATGGTGCCACGAACCAAAGGAGGCTGACATGATTAGCGAATACGAGGCCGGTGACATCTACATGAGCGGCTGGGTGGCGACCTGCGTCCACAACGGCACGCGGTTTTACGCCACCGAGGACGGGACGTTTACCGACCGGCTGGATCGCGCTGCGTGGCGGCGTTGGGCCAGCGAAGCCGACAAGGTGGCACGTACGGCATCTGTGTACGGATTCCCGATGGTGGCCGATACGGTCGCAGAAGTTCTCTCTAAGTGAAAGGCACGGGCATGGGACGCATGAAAGACTTGCACATCACGATCTACAACGGCGGCGATGAGGCTGTCGCTGCGGTTGAGCGAATGGGAAAGGATTGGCGGGAGCAGTTGGAGCAGGCAGCGTCCGAGATCGAAGGGCTGCGACTCACCGACGCGGAGCGGGAAGCGGTGATGCTGGCCGAGACCACCATCCGCGACGACATCAACGGCCCATGCAACGAGGCAGCCGCCACGCTTCGCGGTCTGCTGGATCGGCTGGCCTAGTTGCGCTCTTGCACCAGTGTGGCGACGGGGATGGCATTGCGCGGTTGGGCCGCACGGGTAGAATCTGAGCCATGCCGACTGTCACGGTTCGCTACCGATTGCCCGACGAGCAGGCTGAGTACGACGCGGCGAGGCTGGGCAGCGAGGCGCTCGCCACGCTCTGGGAGATCGACCAGCATTGTCGCAGCCGGGTGAAGCACGGCAGCCCGACGCAGTCGGAGCGCGAACTAGCGGAGGAGATTCGGCAGCTGATCCCGGCGGAACTACTGGAGCGATAAGTGTCATTTTTGATGCACAAACTGGCGAAAGTTGACAGTTTCCGTACCGTACGTAGGGTCTGACATGGACGACATCACCACGCGCCTACGCCGCTGGACTCACGCCGCTGACGCCGCGCCTGCGAGCGATCTCATGGATGAGGCTGCCAGCCGTATCGACAGCCTACGCTTGGAGGTGCGGACGCAGCGGCAGGAGATTGCCGCGCTCCGCGAGGAGCGGCGGGCGCTGATCGGGGCGGACGCGCCGCCGGAACGCTGTGACACACTGTGACACTACACGCCGCAGGTAGAGACATGAGCATCCAGCCACAGCAAGCCGCATCAGCGTGGAGCCAGATGGAATCTATTCGTCGGCAGCGATGGCAGCAGTCCGTCTGCCCACGCGAGACTCGCGGCGACCTAGTGCAGCGGCTCCGCGACCGGGCCTACAGCGGACTGCCTGACCCGCTACCGGAGCAGGCGGCGCAAGAGATCGAACGGCTGAGGCTCACTGCGGTGGAGCGGGAGGCTTTGGAGTTTGTTGTCGCAAAAGGCCGCGTTGCCTGTGGGCATGAAGCCGACATCCTGCGCGGGTTGCTGGAGCGGCTGGCGTGACGCTCTTGAAATCAGAGAGGGACATATGCCAAGCGAGTGGATTGCGGTGAGCGACCAGATGCCGCAGGAAGGCGTCCGGTGCATCATTGCGACAAGGATTCCGGGCCGTTACGTCATCGACGGCGAGCCAAAGGACGGCCACGAAATAGATTTTGGTGAGTGGGCTGGCGACCGATGGAAGCGGTTTGCGATCCCCTGCGTGTCAATCATGCACCCGTCGATGGTCAGCCATTGGATGCCGCTGCCCGAGACGCCGGTGCGCTACTGAGCGAACCTAGCGTCTGGCCCGGTTCGCTACTGCGGCGAGAGACGGCCGCGCCGCACTGCAAGGATTGCGGCCCCCATGCCTAGCCTAGAAGCACAGGAGATCCCCTATGCCCGACGCCATTCTGTTTCGTAAGTGCCGCGATCTCGACATCACACTGCACACGGCCACGAGCCTGGCCACCACGCTCGATATGCGTGACGTTGCTGGGGCTGTGCTCTCCATTGGCACGATCAGCACCAGCGCCACCACGCTCCAGATGTGGACCGGGCCAACGCCTACGGGCGCGTTCCGCCGGTTGTACAAGGCTGATGGCAGCGTGGCAGATCTGACCCTGGCCCCCTCGAGCACGGAAGGCCGGGCGTATAGCCTGCCGGATGAAGTGTTCGGCACGGAGTTCTTGAAGGTCGTGAGCGCAACCACGAACAGCACGGGCACGACTGGGTTCGTGATGTTCAAGTCCTGAGCCATGCCAGCACGCATACCAGCGTTCAGGCCGCCACGGTTGCGGACTGCTGCAAGGCGTGATGAGTCAGGCAGGCCCAACGCAGCTGCTCGAGGCTACTGCGACAAGGCACACAGGCTGTGGCGTCAGGCTGTGCTCAACAAGTGTGCCTGGCAATGCGTGGACTGCAAGCGTGTGGCACAAGGCAGAGAGATGCACGCGGACCACGTCGTGCCTATCAGCCAAGGTGGGGCACGGTATGACGTGGCCAATGGCGAGGCCAGGTGCGTGAACTGCCACAGCAGGAAGACGGCGAAGGAGTCACGCCAGAAAGTTTGACACCGCATGCAGGCTGAACGTCACACGGAGGTGTGGCGATGGCTTGCAGGAAATGCGGTAGCGATTGGGTTACGGCATTAGGGTGCGATTGCAAAACGTGCCCGCACTGTTGCAAACAGCAGCGACACAAGGCCCGCAGCGAAGGCCGGTGGGTTGAGCCAACCGCTGAGAAGGTGTGCGAGGAGTGCGGGGCAAAGTTTACGGCAGTTGGCCTGCACGACATCAAGCTTCGCGTTCTCTGCCACAACCCTCAGTGCAAAAAGAGCAGAGGCAAGAAGACTAGGGCTGCCTCACATGCGAGGCGTGCAGTAGGTGTCTTTGTTCTGCCAAGAGAGCCCAAGAACAAACGGTTTTGCAAGTTTTCAAAGTGCGGCAAAGAGCTAGCCAGAAAAGACCAAAAAGAATACTGCGACAGGGTGTGTTATTTCGCAGCGATAGACGCAGGAGAGCAGCAGTTCAGGGGGCGAGTGCGGGATGAATGGGCCGGGCTTGTGGATTGGGCGTATGAATGGGATGCCCATCGTCCCGAGTGGATGGAGTGCGAGGCGTGCAGCAAGAAAGTCGAGAGGCAAAGCAGTATGCAGCGTGTGTGCAGCGAGAAGTGTCGCTATCGCCTTGAAAAGCCACTGCATCAGAATTGCTGTGATTGCGGATCGGAGTTAAACGCCGACACGCGTTACGTCAAGCGGTGCGATGCATGCAAGCGGAAAAGCCGAAACCATTGGAAAAGAATCGCTGGCAAGACACCACGCAAGAGATGCAGACGGCATGGTGTTCCATGTGATCCGGCAATCAAAAGCCGCGACGTGTTTGAGCGTGATGGATACAAGTGCCAGCTTTGCGGCTGCAAGTGCTTGGCGAAGTTCAAGGTAGTGAACGACATGCCGCATCCGCTGAGCCCAACAGTTGACCACATCATTGCGATCTCTCTCGGCATCAAGGGTCACACTTGGGACAACGTGCAATGCGCATGCTGGAAGTGCAACGTAGCCAAGGGCGCACAAGCAAAAGGGCAGATGCGGCTGGCTGGATGCTAGCGGCGTCTATGCCGTAAGTGTAGGTGTACGGGGCAGTTACGATCACAAGCCAAAACGCCCCATCAGAC